CATGACATTATTTTTCAGTTACTTCACAATGTTTATATTTCCTTTGATAAAATTATAAAAAAATATTCACACTTACAAAAAATAGAAACGATTGGTGATGCCTATATGGTGGTGGGCGATATTTTTAGAAATACTATAAATCATAATGTTGTTATAAACGAAATACTATCATTTGCGATAGATATTATTAAAGAAGTAAAAACAATCAAAACGCCTGATAATATTCCCTTGTGTATTCGTGTTGGAATAAATATAGGAAGTGTTAGTATTGGAATATTAGGAAATGAAATACCAAGATTATGTGTTGTTGGAAATGCCGTAAATATGGCAGCAAGATTACAATCAACTGCAGAAATAGATACAATACAAATTAGCAGTGATATTTACGAACTATTAGAAAACATAGAAACTGATAAAAAATATGAATTTACAATAAAAGAAGGTGTTTTCTTGAAGAATATGGGGTCTGTGACAACCTATAATATCTCCCCCCCCTAATTGTTCATCAGGACAATAAACAATCATAACAATTTAAGAACATTTAAAATCGGCGTTTTAAATGTCCAAAGGTGTAAAATTTATGTTTATGATTATATTGTATAAATTTAAATATAAATATATATAAATTTATGTTTCCAGTAATTATCTGTATAGCAAAAAAAGAACATGACTATATTGAAGAATTTGTTAAATATCATTTAAAATTAGGATTTAAATATATATATCTTTATGATAATGAAGATGTCCCAGTCTATGAAAATCTATTAAATAAATACAAAGATAATATTAAATGTATACATTTACCATTTAATAATTATAATAAAGGTGTACAATATATTGCATTAGATCATTTTGTTGAACATTTTTTATTTAATACTGATATAACACATGTTGCTCATATTGATATTGATGAGTTTATTGTTTTAAAAAAGCATAATAATATTTGTGATTTTATTAATGAGTATATTGTTGATGATTGTCAAGGTATTGCTATGAATTGGAGATTTTTTGGATCATCTGGTCATTTAAATAAAACAAATGAACCAGTTACTATACGTTTTATTATGTGTGAAAAAAAAGGAAATCACCATATTAAAACAATATTTAAAAAAGATAATTTTTTAAATTATATTACTTGTCATTCTGTAAGTTTATCAAAAGGCTTTATTAAATCAACTAACAATAATATTATTTATGATTCTTTTAATAATGATATTGATTTTACAATAATTCAATTAAATCATTATAAATGTAAAACATTACCTGAATTTAAATATATTAGAACTAGACAAAGAGCAGATATTATTGGTAATACTGATGAAGATATTGATGAATCATTTAAAATTTATGATATAAATGAAGTTGAGGATTTAACAGCAAAACATTTTTATGAAAGTAACTGTTCTTAATAATATGGCAAAAATAAACTTTTTAAAACCCATTTATTTAATTTTTCATCAAATTTTCTAGGTCTTAAAGTTACTTTGATTTGTTTTCCCCAGTATTTTTCAATAACATCATTAAACATTTTTAAATAGGTGTGATCTCTAGAAATGATTGAATAAAAACATTCTTGATTAAAATTATCTTTATATTTTTTAATAGCTTTACTTTGAATTTTATAAGATTCTAATCCCATTTTTTTAAAAATTTTTATATTAATTGGATATTTTATTTTATTAATATTATCTCGTGCATTAATTATATAAATACCTTCTGGTGTTATTACTAGAGAACCATTCGTTTGGCCTTTATTATAATGATATGCAAAATGATATAAATCAGATATAGATGGAAATTCATATAAAATTCCATTTTTCATTCTAGCTCCTGGATATGGTGTTGGTGGATGAGTATGAAACATATATTCATGATCATTTATATCAGCTAAATCATGTGGTAATAAAATTTCAATATCATCATCATCTTCTCTAGATGTTTTTCCAGAAATAATAATTTTTTGCAAAGTACTATTTTTAAAATCTAATACACCCAAATGTTCAGAATATCTTAATTCATTATTTTTATCAATATATTTTTTTTCATTTCCACCACTTTCTAGTAAACTATCCAAAATTAATAACTGATTATATTCTAATTTAAAATATTTTTTTTTATACAAATCTCCTTTTAGATATATTTTATTCTTCATTTACTATTATTTTAGAAATTATTTGAATAATATATATAATTCAAATAATTATGTTAAAAATAATTTTTGTGTTTTTTGAACTATAGACCAATGTTTATGAAAATTTTTACCATGATGATGTTCCATATTACATCCATAAAAACATAATAAATTCTGAACATCCATTAATCCACAATTATATTCATTAAATTTTTTTAAATTTAATGTTATAATATTATTATCATTATCTCTAATAATTAATGAATTAATTGTATTTCTGAATATTTTATCATATGTATAATTTAAAATATTAACAAATACAACTGGAGCAGTAAATTTAAAAAAATTATATGGCACATACTCTTTTATATTTTTTTCTAATTCATAATGTTTCTCTATATTTTCTGTTATTTTTTGAATAGTATCATATGCTAATTTAGACTTTTTTTTTGAAATTAATGCTGAAGTTTTTAAATCATTATTTCTAGTAGGTATTATTGTAATTACAAAATCAAAGGCATTATATCTTTTAACTAATATATTAATTGCATTATTATTTATAAGTGTTGTATTACTATCTATCCATATTCCACCTTCTTCATATAAAACAATAAATCTTATTATATCAGATTTAAATGCAGCAATAGTTGCTAGATGAAATAATTTAACTAATTTTGGAAAATTATCTTTATACTTATTTATATCATTGTCTCCTAAAATAATAACATTATAATCCAAATTATTATCTTTATATGTTTTAATATTATCAATAACATCTTGAGGAATATCTTTATCCCAATAAAAAAAAATATTTTTTGGTATCATAATTATAATATATAATTTATAATTTATAATTTATAATTTTGGTATCATAATTATAATTTAAAATGTTGGTAATTTAATTAAATTTTTTTCAATTAAAAAATACATGACTATTGCTAGTATTAAAATTGCTAATAATATATATAACCAAATAAATGAGTTTTTTTTTGGTAATTTAATTGCATCCATAGGTGAATTTACTGGTGCGTGTACAGGTGAATGTGTTGGTGAATGTGTTGGTGAATGTGTTGGTGAATGTGTTGGTGAATGTGTTGGCGAATGTGTTGGTGAATATGTTGGTGAATATGTTGGTGAATGTGTGGGTGAATGTGTGGGTGAATATGTTTGTGCAAAATTATGATGGTTTTTATTTTGTGTATAAAAATGATCAGATAGAATAATATCATGTTCGTTTTCATTTTCAGATAGATACTGGTATATAGATATATTATTATTTTTATCATAAGGAGTTAAATTAAAATCTTCTTTAATTTCATCATTATTTAACAATATTTCATTATTGAATAAATCTTCTTGATATTTTGACATATATATTATATTAGATTATAATTCTTTCATTAGAAATTAATTTTTTAACTTTTTGATTTAAATTAATTTTTTCAATAGTTTTATCAATCTTTAAAATAGTATCTAAATATTTATTTGTTAATTTATAATTTTTAAAAATCTTACTAATCTTTTTATATTCTTCATTTTTTAATAATTCATATATTAATTTATTTAATATTAAAATATCAGGAATACTCTTTTTAATTATAGCTTGAACAATATTAATATTTTTTTTATTAATATTTTTAATTGATGTTTTATTTAAATCACTGCTAAATAATATTTCATAATTTTTTGTTTTCTGAGGATATTTTGATAGTTCATATGTTGTTTCGCAACATGTATAAAATCCATGTAAATTTTGTAAATACCAATTTTGATCAGTATAGATATTTGTTTCGATAACATCGCCAATAGAAATTGAATTGCATATATTTGCCATTGATTTATATAAATCTTCTGTTTTTTCATAATTTCTATTTAATATATTTCTTGAATAATTTTCAAATATCATTAAAGGTAATAAAACTTTTTCTGTTTCATATAAATTTAAACATTTGTCTATTGTTTTATAATTATCTAATAATTCTCTAGTAGCATCAAATAATCCAATATCTTTATCTTTTTTTTGTGAAGATTGAAAGAATAATTTAATTTTATCTAATGTTATTTCTTCTTCCAAATATGTAAATTTTAAATCTTGTAAAATAAAAATTAACTTTCTAATATCATTTTGTGAAAATTTAATAATATTTAAAATAATTTTATTATTGTCTAAGCTACTAAATTTTATTTTTTCATTATCACATACTTTATTAATAAATTTAGTTACACTTTCAATTGATGGTACTGTAAATTTTATTTCATAACATGTTTTTTTAATATCTGAAATTAATTTAGAGTGCTGTTCATTTGTTAAAAAAATAATTGGTAACATTTTTTTCTTCTCATTATTTTTATACAAATCTAATAATAAATTCTTTTCTGTTGTTAATGTAATATTTTCTGTATCATCTATTATTAATGCAGGATTTTTATTATTAACTAATGATTTTGTATTTGATGAATTTGAAGATAATATATTTTTTTGAACTGATTTATTATCTTTAATATTTGAAGATGAAATATTAAAATATGTAAATCCCATTTCTTCTAATATTAATTTAATTGTAATACTCTTACCAATACCATGAATTCCAGATATAATTATAGACGAAGATATATTATTATTTTTAAAATTAGATAACCAATATTTTATTTGTTTAATAGTATCTTCATGTCCAATTATATCCACTATTTTTTTGGGTGTATATTTAGAAATCCATATATTATCCATTATTAATAGAAATATTACTAGTTTTAAATTAAAAAATATCAATTTTTAATTAAAAAAACAAAGAATTATATAAATTTATTATAAATATATTGATTTTTACATTTGTATCTATTATTATTTGTGATTAATATTATTTCTTCATCATTAACATAATAATAATTTTTTTCATATAAAGATTTAATCATTTCATTTTTCTTATTTTCAATTAATTTAATATCACTGTTTTCAATTTGAATATCAATAATATTTTCATCTAAATATTTTCTAATTGGAACATTTTGCAAACATTTATTCCAAAATAAATCCCAAGTCCATTCTAAAAATCGACCACTCCAATAATTACTAAGATCTGTTTCCATCAACCAATCATATATTTTTTTATAAAATAATTTGCTATGATTTAATATGTTATTTTTATGAACTATAAATTGAGCACACCCTAAAACACCTAATGTAAAACTAGGATATAAAATACATGGCCCAACTGCAGCTCTAATATATGTTCTAAAATATTCACCCATTTCTCTTTCAGAATTATCTAAATTTTCTATATCGCCTAATTTAAAATTATTTAAATTTGTAAATGTATGAAAAATATTTTTATTACTATTAATTATGTCGATTATACTACCATCCTGATGGCATGAAAATTCGTGACAATGTAAAAATATTGTATATTCATCTAAATTATTATAATTATCTATTATGTATTTTAAATATACAGATGCTTCATTGCCTTTATTTTTTTCTACATTATATTTATAAAATGGTTTTTCTTTTTCATAAATTAATGTTTTAAAATCAATTTTTTCTAAAAATTGTGAATCTTCATTATATCTAGATACAATTACTGTTGTATTAATATTATTCATATAATATAATTACGTTATATTTTTTTTATTACACCTTTAGACATTTAAAACGCCGATTATTTTACTCTTTATAACTTTTTAATCGGCGTTTTCTTGTTTTATTTTTTACATATACAATATCTCTGTTATATGCCCCTTTAAATATATTTTCATATTTTTCTTTTGGTATTCCTATTATAACATTTGTTATATTTTCTTTTAGTTTTTCGTGCGTTAATCCATCTAACTTTTGTAATCTTGACTTTAACATACTAAAATAATTTTTAATACTATTTGTAAAATGTTGATAAGGAACTGAATACAATATTTTATTATTTTTATTTACTAATTCTTTTATTTTATCGCTTCTATGACTACTCGCGTTATCTAATATAATTAATTTATTCTTGTATTTATTTGTTATATGTGTTTCTAAAAACTCATATAATCTATCTGTATTTATTCCATTTTTTTCATATAATCCCCAACCTAATACTCCTTTTGTTGAAATAGCAAATATTCCTGTATATTTTTTGAATACTTCTTGTGATTGTGTTTTTATTACACAACGCTTTCCAATTTCATTATAACAATGATTTCGTTTTTGTAATGACTTTATACTTGTTTCATCAATACAAATAATAT